AATTTGTGCTCTTACATCTCCTGCTGATTCTATAAATATTCCTATCCTTTGATTTGCAGTACCATCACTTATAAATAATTGATTGTTAGATGCTTTATCATCTTCTGACAACATAGCTATCTCTGCATATAACACACCCTCTGTTGAGTTTATTAAGTCAGCACTACCAGCACCAGTTGCAGTCTCTGTAGCTCTTACCTCTTGACTTCCAGTTAGTGTTGGTATGTATGATGTAGCGTAAGATAAGGCTTCAAATTGTACTCCCCATAAATATACACCACTAACACCATCGCCACTAAATGAATTTTGTTCATTACCCGTTATTCCAACATTCCAACCTAAATTTAGTTGTCCTACAACAGTAGCTTCTGATGGGTCTAGTGTCAATTCACACCTATACCAATCATTTGGTAAAGCAGTCATATAAATACTATTATCTACTAAAATATCATTATCTATATTTATTGAAAAAGTACCATTATCAAGATTGAACATAACACCAGTATTTGGTGAGTTTCTAGTTCTAAGCATTATATAATTATACTCTCCTTTTTTAGCAAAAAAAGAAACAGTGTGCAAACCACTCAAGCTATTAAAAACCCTAGACAAACCTTTAAATCCCCCTATACCGTCATCAGGCACTAATTTATTAGCATAACTACTACCATCAGGAGCAGTTACTAATGATGTTTCAACATCTAGACTAGTTGTTGTCCAATATAATTGTGTTAAATCCTCACTATAAGTAATAAGATTAGTAGATGTAGGCTCTAATAATATATGCCCATTATCTCCATTACTATCATAGCTTATTCTTGGCACTCCAGTAGCTACATTAGAAACTAATCCACTTGAATTTATTCTTGTAGCAGTTGAAGTTCTAACAAAGTCAAAGTCCTCATAAGGTTCGTCTATTGGCGCAACGTTGTAAAGCGTTCCAGCCTTGTAACCAGTAGGAGTTAAGATAATACTTGCTTTATTTAATAGTCCGTCTGCCATTAGCTTATATCGTTTAAGTCTTGTAAGAATGCTTGACTATCTGTAGTGTTCTCTACTACTCCTCCAGCAGCTACTACTCTTGTGTTTAGTATGCTTATATAGTCGGCTGGTGTTGGGTTAAATATGCCACCATCAACAATAGTCCAACCATCGTCCTCTATTAAGCTAAATCTTGAAGCATACGCAGACTCTGTAAATTGTGAGCCTCCGAAGTTTATACTTTCATTTTGTGATACAGATTGTGCAGCCCATGATATTAATGTAGCATCGTAGTTAGTAGTAGATAAACCAGTAGCGTTCTGCATAAAGTTAGTAAAGTTAGAAACGTTACCTATATTCCACGCTGCTAGAGATTGGTCGAATAAGTCGCAGTTAAATAGCATTTGTTGCATATTCTCTACGTTAGTAGTGTCCCAACTATATATGTCTCCGTTGAATTGTGAGCAATTAAAAAACGATGCGTCCATTCTCTCAACATTAGAAGTGTCCCACGAGTTCAAATCTTGGTCAAAAGATAAGCAATTATAAAACATATAGTCTATTCTAGTTACGTTACTAACATTCCAATTATCTAAACTTTTATTAAATGTAGAACAATTAAAAAAACATTGACTCATATTTGTTACTGTACTTATATCCCAATTTCCGATAGAACCATTAAAGTTAGTACAGTCTCTAAACATTCTATATAACGATGTACTAGAAACAGTAGGAGCATCTGTAGCACTAGCATCTAAATTAGCGCATCCATAAAAAGAACTTAAAGTAGATAAATCTAAGACTCCCCATTGTTTTACGTCAAGCATTTTAAGCCTATCTCCAGCGTTATTAAATTGCCAACCTTGTAATGTTCCCTCTATACTTATTTCGTATTGTCCAGCACTACTATAAGTGTGTGTAACCTCTTGTTGATTGTAACTTGTTATTGTATCGCTAGAGCCATCTCCCCAGTTTACTACAGCGTTATAACTACCTCCACTAACCAATGGCATCATAAACTGTGTGTTTAAACTAGAGCCACTAGATGTATTCTCTGTGTCAATAGTAAAGACAAATTGATTGGCAGCAGTCTGTGATAAATCTACTACGTCATTCTTTTCTAATAAAATGACCATCTTATCTTTACGACCTATTTCCTTAATACTCTTGATAGAGTAATTAGTTGAGCCATTAGAAATAAAATACTGAGGACTTACTCCTATATCCGTTCTATATCTTATTAAACATTCAATTGGCTGGTCGTTGATTAAAGCATCAGCATCGAAAGAAGTTTTACCACCTTTGAAGTCAAAATCTCCAAAGATAGTCACATAGCTATTATCAGATACTACCCTCTCGCCATAAGCGTTAGTAGAGTAAGTCTGTTTAAATAGTTTTAACTTTCTAGCTATTTTGCCTATTATCATAATTCTAGCAAACGGTATGGAGTTAGTAAATGGTCAACCATCAAAGGCAATTCACTTGAAATAGTACCAGTAACAACGTCTTGTCTGTTCTCGTAGTATCGTCCAACTATAATATAAATTGCTTGTACTATTGGAGCTGGTATATCAGCAGCAGCTCCTCCTACTATAAACTCAACCTCTACAGCATTAGGTCTTTCGTAGGTGTTAGGGAAGTTACCAGTCTCCGATTCATATATCCTTCCTGGTCTTACCTTAGTATCTACGTCAAAATTACTACCATGTAAAGTTTGTTCTGTGTTGTTGGTATCATAATATTTAATAAATGTAACTCTATCAACATCACCCACTTGTAAATCAATATAAGGAGGGAACTCGTCAAAGTATAAGTTATACGTTTGCGTAAGCAATCTACGTCTAGTAAATTCCTCAACTACATTAGTAGCTACATTAATCAAAGACGTGATATAGTTATCATCGTCATCATAATCAGAGTCTATTCTTAAAAATGACTTTGCCTCAGCTAAAGATATAGCAGTTTCAGTTGGTCCAGTTTTAAGTACTAGCTTACCATAAGGAACGTAACCGTTTCCTCTTAATGTATTATAATTGTAGTTGTAGTAGTCCATTTAAAAATAATAAAGGAGAGAGTGTTTCCACTCCCTCCATTAAAAATAAATTACGCTTCAATTAAGTTAGCGAATGCTGTGTCATTTTGTACAGCATCTCCATCAATTAAAGATGTAACGATTAATCTAGGCTCTGCAGTTGCACCACCAGTATATGGATCATACAGAAAATCTAGTCCACCAAACTGAGCAATGTGTACTTTCGAGAAGTCTCCGAATAAAGCGTGAGCTTTTCCAGCTACTCCACCATTACCAACATTAGGAGATACTAAACCAAAGTAACCGTTAAGCTCTTTAGATTGGTTGTCCCAAATTGGACTTACAGCAGATACTTGAGCAAGTGCTTTAACAATAGCGTAAGCGTTAGCATCTAATAAGTAAGACATTCTAGCTCCTTGCATTTGAACACCAGCAGCGATTACAGCCTCTTCTAAAGCTAAGAAATCAGCAGCAGTTACACCAGTTGCACCAGCAGCAGCAGCAGTAAAGATAGAAGTTGGAGCATTAGCAACATTAGAACCAGCAGTCAATAAAGCAGATTCGATAGTAGCTGCAATGTTTTGAGCCATGTTACGTCTTAGAGCAGCCTCTAAAGATGCGTTCTGAGCCATTGCCTCGTTAGAAACATTTACTACAGATACAATCTTCTTAGGAGATAGTGTAAGACTTGTAGCAGTACCAGTTGGAGTTCCAGCAGTTCCACCACTCTCTGGCAAGAAATAAGAATTTACTCCAGAGATAACTGGGAATTTCATATTGTTTACACCAGTATATACGTTTGCACCAGCAGAAGCCAATACTAGATTCGCCTCTAATTGGTCTGTGAAAGACATTACTTCTGTAGCGCTTACAGCACCAGTCTCAGCAGCAGTTCTTGCTTCTAAAATCATTGATGGTACAGCTAAACCTTTGAAGTTCTGACCAGTGTAACGAGCCTCGTTTCTAGCCTCTTGGTCTAGTTCTTTGTATAGACCTTCAATCTTTCCAGAAACAGCTTGACGCATAGCCTCTTGGAATGAGAAAGACTCAACCTCTTTTGGAGTGTTAGTTCTCTCTTCTTTTACAGCGTTAGCTGCTTTTAGAGCTTCAAACTTCTCAGAGCGTGTAGCCATTGAGTTAAGCTCTTCTACTTTATCATTCAAGGAGTCAAACTCTACCGTCTCGTCAGATGTTAAGTCACGACCTTCAGCAGAAGATACTATGCTTTCCATTTTCTCGATAACCTCAGCTCTTTCCTCTTTGATTACTTTTGAATTTTTCATTTATAGAAAATTAATATTAATATTTATTTTTTAAGATTGTCAAACGCATTTTTTTGAGGCTGCGTTGTTTTAAATCTTCATCTTCTTTTTGTGCCTCTATTTTTTCAGCCTCTAAACTTTCCTCAAGTTTTTTAGCCTCTTCGTTTTCTTTCCACTCTTCCATAGAACGTAAAGCGACTGAACTACTAGCCTCATTGTAAGCTGGGTATGTTACACTAGAGACATCGTAAAGCCTAGATACTTTGTTTATAGTTCTGTAGTTTGTTCCGTCTTTTACCTCCCATGAGTCATCCTCTACAATAAATGCAAAGCTTGACTGGTTGATAGTACCATCTTTTAGTAACTCGATTAAGTCTCTTGACGTTGAAACATTAGGATTTAACTTAGCTTCATACTTTAGACCTCTCTCATCAACTGATAGTCTTAGCGTTCCATTTGTCGTTCTTGCTAATGGTAAACCATCGTGATTGATTAGGAATCTTACATCGTCCTCTAAACGTCCATCAAAAGCACCAGGAGCGATAAACTCTCTAAAACCTCCTAAGTCATTTGACTCTGAGTTAAATACTGCTCCATAGCCTACAACCATTGGAGTCTCTCCGTCCATTCTTAGCTCTAAGTCTTGAACGTCAAAAGTTCTTACTTCTTTATTTTTCATACTATTAGATTTTTCTTCTTTTTCTATTTCTTTAATTTTTCTTTTAGTCCAAGAGAAGCCAACATCTCCACCCCATAAAGCCCAAGCAATTCGACCAGCAGATGGATAACCTTCGTCTCCACTATAAAATCCTTTGCCTTCTTTGTCAACCTCATGTCTACTAAAATAACTAAACATTCTTTTTATCGTTCTTATAGATAGGTCAACTCTATTCTTTAAATCTCTAGCTCTTGCCACTCCTACCTCTGTGCCTCCACGTCCAAACTCCTCACGCCATTCTAAGCCCTTTGTGGCCTCGTCTGCCATCTCTTGAGTTGGCTTTGTATTTATATCAGCTAAAGCCATTATTTATCCTCTTCCTCTATGTCTCCAACTGGAGCAAAGTTTAAAGGCATGAACAACTGGTCGCCCTCTGGACCAACTCTGTTTAAGTCCTCCATTCGTCTAATCTCATTAATAGACAAAGCTCCTATACTAGCCATCTCTCTGTAATAACTTGCACGAGATGCACTATCTCCACGAAGTAAAGCATTTGCATCTAACTTAATAGTAAACGATCCAAACTCTGTCTCTCTAAATAGTTTACGATTAAGCTCTTGCTCTACCATTACCATATAAGGCATTAAGGTAAATCTAACAAAGTCAATGCTCAAAGCCTCTATACTTGAATAGTTAGCTGCCTTTTCTAAGTGACCAATTAAAGATAAAGGAACTTTAAAGATTCTAGCTATCTCTTCAATCTGAAAACGTCTAGTCTCTAAAAGCTGATACTTGTTAGCATCTATATTAGTCTGCTCGAAAGTCATGCCCTCCTCAAGGATTGCAGTCTTACCAGCAACAAATGATCCAGAGTAAGATTGATTCCAACTATTTTTAAGTCTAGCTACAGCTTCTTTACTTAGTTTGCCAGGATGCTTAATCACTCCACCTACTTGAGCAGAGTTTCCTAGATAACTATTGGCTGTATCATTAGCAGCTATTGAAGTTGCTATTGTTGTGTTTTGAGCTTGTAGTACGCTTACACCCTCACAACCGTTAAAAGATAAGTTAAAGAAGTGTAGCATATCCTCCTTCATTACTCCTATCTCATAGTCTTTGATGTCATAGTATATTTGCCCATCATGCTTGATGACCTTAACATCTTGTGGATTTATAGGAATTAATGAGACTGGTCTTGCGTTGCTATCTCTCTCTATATAAAAATAAGCATTCCCTTCTAGCAGTAAGTTGGTCATTAAAGTATCTAGGAATGTATATGGTGTCATGTACTCGTTAGGATTACGAGCTAGAAGTCGGTAGACTGGATGGCTAACGTCAGTAATCTTATCGTCATCATCCTCGACTCTGTAAACTTTTATAGGCAGACTAGCGATAGATTCGCTAATAACTCTCACACAAGCAAAGACTGCACTAAATGTTAATGAAGTATCACGAGTGACAGCCGTTCTGTTAGCTGCACCATAGCCACCAAAAACAGCTCTTAAAAAGTTATCTCCTCTTTTTTCAGAACGGAGAAAGTCAAATAGTCCCATAAATTTGTAATTACTTTACAAAGATAAGAGAAATCGCAAAAGTCAAGACATAAAAAAAGGAGCTTCTCAGCTCCCTTATCTTTTGTATGTTTTATTATCTTGCGATTGCTTGAGCTAAGTGTTTAAAGAAATCCATTATGTTTCCATTTTGAAAGTCTATTTTTACTAAGATGTTTTTAATTGCTTTTTGCTCATCTTGTGTAGTTGCAGAGATGTTGTCAAGTACAACTCCTAAAGGCATGATGTTTAATCCACTTTTCCCTTGTACTTCTAAAATCATTTCTCTGTTTAGTCCTTTTTCTGTAATTAGTGTGTTTAAGTAATTTGTCATCTTAGTTTGTTTTTGTTGTTGTTAATTATGGTGTAAATATACAACGCTTTTTTTTATTGTGCAAAACTTTTAACACTTTTTTTTAAAATAAATGTAACTTTTTTTGTTTTACTAGATAAGAACTGACTAAAAATAATTGTTAAAAAGTATTAAATCCAGACTATTCCTCTATCGTCATATGCTGAGTCTTGGCTATCGTCATTCATATAACAACCTAAAGCCATTACTAGACTGACCATTCCGTCAATCTTTTCGGTTGATTTACTCTTATCCATTTTAATATTACCAGCTGGATCAGACTTCATAGCTAAGTTAGAACACATCCAACGTAGTACTTTATTACCAGCGTGGTTAATCTGTTTGCCTAGTACTAGCTTTTCAAGTTCTTTAGTTGGTGCTGACATACTAGCAAAGCCTTGCCCATAGCTTTCCATTGGCAATCCGTCCTCTGTTAAGTCTATGACTAACTGGCTTGAGTTCCAACGGTCATAGGCTATACTCTTAATGTTTACAACCTCAGCCACTTCTTTTATTCTACGCTTTATGTAGTTGTAGTCAGTTACATCGCCCTCAGTCAATTCCATAAGTCCTTCTTTTTCCCAACCTATATAATCTACTTGGTCACGTCTTGAACGGATAAAAGCATTTTCTTTTGGAGCAAAAAAGTAAGGTATTACTGTAAATCTATCGTCTTCTGGAATGATTAAAACAAAAGCTGATATATCTCTAACACTAGCTAAGTCAAGTCCAGCGTATGCAGTCATCCCTTTATAGTCTTCTAAGTTAATTGGTGCTTTATTGCACAACATCCATTGTTGGTCTGATAGCCACTTACTAGCACTACTCATCCATTGGTTAAGGTGTAACATTCTAAAAGTATTTTCATAGCTAGGTAACTTGATGGCTTTCTCTTGTTCTCTTTTTAGATAGTCTAATTTTACTACACCAGTTTCTATTCCTGGATTAGCTATTCTCAATGCTTCCTCTGTAGTCCAATCAGTTTCTAAATCACAAAAGTACTTAACGTAGTAGAAGCTATCGTCTTTTATTATTCCCTCAGATACTTTCCTACCATACTCCTCAGTCTTGTAACATATAGACTCTCGATTATATCCAGCAGTAGTAATGGCTATTGTCATTGGTTGTCTCCTACTACCTACCGAAGTAGTCAAAGCATCCCATAAGCTTGAGTCTTTCTGAACGAAGAACTCATCCATACAAATGAAACTAGCGTTGTATCCAAACTTACTAGAAGCCTCAGAACTGATAGCCTTAAATGCTGAGTTGCTTTTCTCGTGGATTATAGAGTTCTTAAATACTTTGAGATTCTTGTTTAGTTGATTGTCAGCTCTAACCATACCACTAGCTACGTCAAATATAATACCAGCTTGTTGTCTATCTCCAGCAGCAATGTAACACTCAGCACTTGGCTCTCCATCGGCTAATAACATATACAAAGCTATTGCACTTATTAGAGTTGACTTACCATTCTTTCTAGGTAGACAAATGTATGCAGTTCTAAATCTTCTTAGCCCAGTATCTCTATACTTCCAACCGAACAAGTCTCTTACTATAACTTTTTGAAATGGCTCTAACTTAAATGACTGACCTCCTAACTCTCCTTTGATATGCTTAATGTGATTCTCTATAAAGTAGACTACTCTATCTGCTGCCTTGTCATCAAAGTAAAAAGTCTTGTCCTCTTTAAGTTTCATTAGTCAAAGAAGTTAAAGTCGTCAGTACTCTCTTCGTCTTGGTCTGGCATACTAAGCGATGCTCTACTGCTCGGTGTAAATCCAAATTGCGTAGCAATTTTCATTGCATTTTGTAAAGCGTTCTGCATTACTTTATATTTAGGAGCAATCTTACTAGCTCTTAATCTACCATCTTTGTCAACGGTCTGCTCTGTAAAGTTGCCTTGTAACTCTTGAGCTATCTCTCTGTAAATACCTATCTCGTTGCAATAGGCTGCTAAGATTGATAAGTCAGTCAAGTGCAACATCTTTATATTGGCTAGTTCGTTAGTAACTAAATCCCATTCATCAGAGCCTTGTTGATTGAGAAAGGAGGGAGCTGAAGGCATTGAGACAACTGCCGAAGTCTCCATCTCGTTTCCCACTAGTCGAGACTTTTCAATAGTACCTTTCAACTCCTTAATCTTTGTTGGTATTTTTTTTCTCCCTCTCATTTTATTTTTAGCTTGGCCATATTACTACTAGCATACTGAACTTAAACTGGTTTTAGTTTGGTAAATCTATACCCATACGATTTAGCTTTAATTATGCGTATAAAAAATGAAAGCTCAACCATGCGTCTT